TGATGGACCACGTTGTGACACAACGAATTACATTGTTGCCCCAGTAAAACGAGCGTCGGTAAGGTTAGCATCTTGCTGCTGGGGATCGGTTGGTGCATATACGTCAAGTGATGTGTGTACCTTTAATAGGGGGCGGCATAAGGCCGTCACTGTAGCACGCGTAGACCGGTTTAACGAACCGTTGTTGGAGGGGCGTGTTACCACCGGCTTGCCGGATGGCTGGTCATTCTCCAGGTGTTCCCCTCCACTCCATGACAGGAACCCCTTTCACTTTTTCCACTATGATCACAACTAGAGCGAATACCGAGTTTCTCCCAGTTGCCAGGCTTAGTCAACCTGAAGATCAACCCTATTGGACCTTTTGGGGCAGATGGAAAAATAATTTCGCAGAGTTTTGGAGCACCAGCCCCTTAACTCGCATGTGTTGTTGTGTAGATCCTGAGGTCCATCTAGACGCACAACTTCGGAGAAGGCAGCATGAAGCCGTACGTGAATCTCTCTTGTACACTCTGGATTACAGGGGGGACACATCCATCATCACAGCAACAATGAATGACCTGTTGGATGAAGGACACGTTATGCTGCAGGACGCCGCGCCAATCCCTGCGCGTTCTCCCACTATAACCAACCCCGCAACACTCGGGCCTACGTTCACAACACTTACCGTGTATGACCCCGCTACGCATCATGCGTGGTCACAACCACAAATGCCTGCGCCTGTGGTACAGAGCCGGCGCAATTTGACATCCGTCAAGTTCGTCCCAAGGTTCACAGCAGCAGTCATAGTTGAGTTACGCTCACGGCTGGGGCAACTACCAGAGTCCATACCTGGCAATGTCCTAATTGTTGAACGCGAGGCATTGCGCTTGATGCGCAAATATTCAGTGCGGGAGGTCGATGCCGTCGCCCACCTACCGTCCATCATCAGCTGCTATTTCCGCGAGGATCTGCACTATAGAGTTGAGACGTCAGTTAGTAGGATGAGCAAATTCCAACGATGGTTGGTGGGGGAAACCCAACCAAAACCATCGTTCACACCCCTCGCGTAGGGGCGCCCTATTCGGTTGGTCGGACATGACACTGAGATGGTCGGTAGAGACCTGTCGAGGTGTCGTGGGATGCTCCGACTGTATCCGAATGGGCAGGCAGCCAAATCACGGAAGTTTGTTGTGATACGTGACTTGGGACCGACACACCACCTCGGGGTGTATAACAACAATATTCGTACGGTGGGGCGGGCTTTCGAGGAGAGGTACTTTCTATGTGATGTGGGAGGTGCCTTTGAGCCAGCCCTGTACGTGCGGCCTCGTGCCTACCTTAGGAACGTGTGGCTACAACAGTTCAAGGAGATTTTGGTACATGCATGCGCTAATGCCCCAGTAGTGCCTCTTCGGCGAGTCGTCGAAGCGTACACTGGCTCAAAACGGCGCGTGTATGAGGACGCTTTTGCGTCCCTCCAGAAAGACCCATTGACACAGTTCGACGCTGCATTGCATTCCTTCGTTAAGTACGAGAAACAAGACCTGCGCAAAGCGCCGCGGGTCATCAATCCCCGTAGCCCGAGATACAACCTCACGTTAGGCAAGTACATTAAGTTTTTAGAGAAGAGGGTGTACAAGGCTATCAACCGTGCGTACGGGGCGCACACATCACACACGGTGATCAAGGGGCTGAATGTTATGGAGTCAGGTGCAGTAGTGGCCGCCAAATGGGCACGATTCCGCACACCTGTTGCTGTGGGTCTGGATGCGAAGAAGTTTGACATGCATACATCCATTCCCGCACTACGGTATGAACATTCAGTTTACACTGGTATTTTCCCTCAGTCCAGAGAGTTAGCACAACTTCTGAGGTGGCAGGAGAAGAATAAGGGCAATGCGTATTGCGAGGATGGCATCGTCAAGTTCTGTGGCGGCCTAAAGCCCGCTAGCCTCTGACCGGAACTTGCTTGTGAGGTCCGGAGCCTTTCGGGGCATACAGGGGTCGACTAACACAAGCTCGCCACCGAACCTGTCTGGGGGAGAGGGGCTAAAACTCACCGGAACCGCCGTTCGCTACCCTGCCGGTCGGGTTGTGAAAGGTTAAATCAAAGACCAGGCTAAGCATGTAGGGCCGAAGGCAGAGGATCTGCGGACGGGGGTTCGATTCCCC